ACCAGTTTGCAATGCTTTCTGAGTACGGCAAGTTTACACGGGTAGCGCCTGAGACTATTCAAGCCTTGCAGCAGCTCAGTTTTCAAGGCTTTCAAGCCATAGCCGACCAGCAGCTAGATACTCTTGCAACTGGCATTTACCAATCTACTTTGACAGGGCGTAGTAAAAACGACCTGATAAAAGAGCTACGCGGACAGATAAATGGCGTATATCAGCAGGCAGACGAGGAAGAAGCCCGTCAACTGGTAGAAATAGCGCAGACCGCAACAGGTAAAAGACAGCAAGATGCAATAGACAAACTCCATAGTGTTTATGCGCGAGACAGGCTGGGAAATAACATGCGGCGCTATGCCACGCAGATGGCAAACGACAGCCTAGCACAATACAGCGCGTCAATTACTAAAGCCACGGCAAACGAGGCGGGTGTAACTAAATTTCAGTATTATGGTGATGTGATACGTGACAGCCGTGAATTTTGTCGTAATAATGTAGGCAAGACTTTTACTGAAGAAGAAATTAACAGCAAATGGCAAGGGTCATGGGCTGGCAAAGCACCAGGAGATCCGTTTATAGTCAGAGGTGGTTATAATTGCCGCCACCATTGGCTTCCAATCGTGGAGGATGAATGAGCAAAGAATTAGACAGAGCTAGGAATTTATGCGCCAGAAGGCCAATACCGCCTGCGATCAGGCAGTTGATCGAGCCGCTAGAAGCCAACGCGCCCGAGAGCGAGGCTGAAGACTTTGCAGAATTGCACGCAGTGATTGATGAATTGCTGCCAATCGAAAAACCCAAACCTAAAAGGAAAAAGAAAGATGCCGAACCATTACGGAAAAAAGAAACCGAGCAAGAAGAAGAAAAAGCCGATGAGGAAATAAACTAGCTAAACCTAGAATTTATGGGTTAAACTTCCCGCAATACTCATTAGAGGATAATCGTTACGTGAGCGAAGAAATCATGGAAAGTGTCGAAACTGAAACGACCGAAACTATTCAGGAACAAAAGACTTTTACGCAAGACGAGTTAGACCGCATAGTTGCTGATCGCATAGCGCGAGAACGCAAGAAAGCGGAAAAGAAACTCGAAGGGATAGACCTCGAAGAAGCACGCAAAATCATGCAAGAGCGTGAGCAAGCGGAGCTGGAACGCCAAAAGGAACGCGGCGAGTTCGAGAATATCCTGAAGCAGACCGTCGAAAAGAAAGATATGGAGATAACAGCGTACAAACAAAAGCTGCAAGAGACTTTGGTCGATGGATCATTACTCAACGCAGCCAGCAAGCATGACGCAGTATCCCCAGATCAGGTATCGCAGTTGCTCAAAGGGCAAGTACGACTCGCTGAAGATGGCGGGGTTGAAGTGCTAGATCCGCAAGGCACACCGCGATATAACGATAGCGGCAATATGCTTACAGTAGATGAGCTTGTTGCTGACTTTTTAACAGCTAATCCGCACTTTGTCCGCGCTTCAAGCGGTGGGACGGGGAGCATAGGGAATGCTGGCGGCTTGACTCCGAAGCCTGTTTCGGTGGCTGATATGGTCGATAATTGGAACTCTGGCGGTAGGGAAGCCTACGCTGCCATGAAGAAAGCCAAATAGACCCAATTAACCTAAACAATTTGGAGAACTACCAATGGCTGCTACAACTAGTACAACTTTAGACGATTTATTCGTCAACATTATCGCTCAGGCACGATTTACTGCTGAAGAGCAATCCTTAATGATGGGCCTAGTAACCCGTTATGATATCGGCGCTGATGCTGGTAAAACCATTCAGGTTCCTAAGTATCCTGCAATCACGGCTGCTGATTTAACCGAAGGTACTGACATGTCATCAACGACTGTTAGCACCAGCGCGGTAACGATCAGTGTACAGGAAGTAGGTGCTCAGGTCGTTTTGACCGACGTTGCTGCAATGGGTGCTGGTAATCCAGCAGAAGAATTAGGAACTGTCCTTGGTAACTCAATCGCTACCAAGATGGACAAAGACTTAATTGCTTTGTTCGATGGTTTTTCTAGCTCTCTGGGTGCTGCCGCACAAGAAATTACAGTTGCTGACCTATTTAAAGCTGCTGCTACTTTGCGTGCTAATAAGATCACTGGCCGTATGTCGGCTGTCGTGCATCCTTATCAGGCCTATCAGCTCAAAGCTAACCTGACAAATACCTTCGCTAATCCAAATGCTGGCGACGCGCAGAACACCGCTATGGTGAACGCGTATGTTGGTACGATTGCGGGTATAGACATCTACGAGTCTGCAAATATCACGATTGACGGTAACGGCGATGCGAAGGGCGCAGTTTTTGCGCCTGAAGCACTTGCTATTGCTATGAAGCGTGACTTCCAGATCGAGCCACAGCGCGACGCATCTTTGCGAGCATTCGAGCTTAACGCTACTGCCGTATATGGCGTGGGCGAGCTTGATGACAGCTATGGCGTTGAGATGTTCTTCGACGCAGTACTTTAAACTGCACCTTGAAACAGCCCTGCTTATGCGGGGCTTGTTTCTTGCAGGAGATTCTATGGCGATCACCTATCGAGGCGAAAGGTTTGAGGGCTACAACAAGCCGAAACGCACCCCAAAACACCCTGACAAAAGTCATGCAGTATTGGCAAAGCAAGGCGATAAAGTTCGCCTAATACGTTTTGGTCAACAAGGCGCAGATAACAAGCCGCCGAGGAAAGGTGAAAGCGAGGCAGATAAAGCAAAGCGCAGGTCGTTTAAAGCTAGATTTGCGAAACAAATTGCCGCAGGGCGAAAAGATAAAACCGCATCAGCGGCTTATTGGGCCGACAAGGTGAAATGGTAATGGCATTTTCACAAGATTCAGATTTAGTTGCTTTGATACCTGATATTCTGACTTTTGGCATAACTTCTTTTTCTGACGAACACGCCAGAGCAGAAGCCGATTTAATCAGAACGATTCGGAATGAATGGTGGCACAAGAAAGGCATAAAAGGCGAAATGGTATCGTCTTATCTTACCGACTCACAGTGGACGCGTTGCAATGCTTACCTAGTGCTATGGAAGTATGCTTTGCCGCAGCTAACTAATTGGGTAGACGGTGACAGATTCAAAGAAATGCTGGACTTTTACAAGGTACGTTACGAAGAAGAAATCACCGACATATTTAAAGACGGAGTTGAATACGACGACGATAATAGCGGAACTATTGACGACGACGAAAAAGCAATAGTCTCTTTTGGTCGGTTGGTGCGATAGTGGCCGTTGCTGGCGTATTGGCTCGCGGCCTTGGTATTAGGCTGCTTACTAAGCCAAAAGACATTGAACAGGTTGCAAAGAAAGCACAAAAAGAAATCAAAAAAGATATCCCTCGAGCGATTTTGCGAACTGGCTTGCTAGGGCAGCAGATAATAAAACAGCGCACAGCAAAAGGTGTCGGTTTTGGAGGCGGTTTTAAAGGTTATTCACCGCAGTATATGGCGGCACTGTCGCAGCAAGGCAAGCCAACATCGCCTGTGGATCTTTTTAACACAGGCCAAATGCTGAGATCAATGCAAGTAAGGCGCAGAGACAACAGGACTGCCGAGCTATATTTTGACAACAAACAAGCCGCAGAAAAAGCAGCAATGAACAATAAAACTCGGCCTTTTTTTGGCTTTAATCGGAAAGAAGAATTAAGGCTAGGCGAATACTTTAGGAAGCAACTGTGAGCGTCAGAGAAGATATAGCATCGAACCTGGTCACCACGCTGCAAGCAGTGACCACGCCTGTAACGATTAAATATGTTACGCGAGAGCCTTTTGATTTCGATAAATTAAGCAACGCACAATTTCCTGCAATACTGGTTAGAACACAGAACGAAGACAGGCAAGATTCAAGTATAAAAGGCTCGCTGACGCAAAGATTTGCGACGGTTGACTATCAGCTCGTTTGCTATGTAAAGGCATCGGCTATAGACACTGCCAGAAATAACATCATCGAGGCAATAGAGGAAAAGTTAGACATTGATAGAACGCGGGGTGGGTATGCGATAGACACCCAAATCGTTAGTATAGAAACAGATGACGGTTCTATTGATCCAGTCGGCGGTGTTATTATAACGGTACGAATCGAGTATCAATTTACCAGAGGCACAACT